AGCTGTTTACGTTGACTAGCTACCGCTTGTTTAGCTCTCCATATTGAGAAGGCTTCAGCTTCTATTGACTTATTATTAGTTAGCTTTTTAAATATGCTTGGGTTTTTATTTCTTCTTTCGGCTGCGTTTATGTCTGATACACATTCAAACCATCGACTTAAATGCCCCATAGCGTCTTCTATTTCTCTTCCGCTTTGTACTACTCTTGTAACACCACCAATACATTTACTAGCAAGCGCTATAGCTGTACTTACTGTCAATGGATCAGGCATTTGTTATCTCCTCATTTAGACAAATTTATAAGAGCCTTTCTAAGTAAACCGCCCTTATTTTTTTGTTGTCTGGATTTAAGAACTCTAATTAACTTACCACCCTTATTAAATTTTTCTCTAATTATATCGTCTTTAAAATAACTTGGAGTTGCATCAATTTCTATGTAATCAAAAAGAGGATGAATTTTTTTTCCTATTTTAATTTTACCAACAACATTACCTAACTTAACTTTACCAATTGTTTCAGGTTTTAAATTGGGTGATACAACTTTACCTTTACTATCTTTTGTAGTATGTTTCTTTAGTCTAACAGGCCCAACAAATTGAGCATCAAGAGCAAACGCATGGTCAGATAATAAACCTAAAGTGTCTTTCATATTTTTTGGAGTTCCTTTAACAGAAACAATTGGAAAATCTAATCTACCTTCTTTATTTTTTAGAACAACCTTAAATCGTTCTGGTTGTATTAAGTTTGCCATTACTTTATTATCTGATTTATCACCAGTGTTTTTTGCATAGTTTGCAGCTAACTCTTCTAACTTAGTATCTTTTCCTTCTTCAAAAATATTTAATCTAGCTATTGGACTATTAGGCCCTGTTCCTAGCTTTCCATATTGTTGTTTTTCTACGTCAAATGTTTGTTGTGATACCTTTTTACCTCTTCTTGCGCTTATGTATAAATTTTGAAAGGTTTTATTTGTTATGTCTTTAGGAGTGTCTCCCATTAATATAAAGTTACCAAACTCTTTATCAAGTACAATACCTTTCTTTTTAAAGCCCTCAACAAATTTTTCACCTTTAAATCCTTGTTTTGATTCATCAATAAAACGATACGGTATTGGAAATACACTACCAGCCTCTTCAGACTGCAAAGCTTTTGTAGTTCTTATGTCTAGTTCTTTTGATAACTTTTCAGTAGGAGTAATAACGGTTGGTATGTTTTCATTTATAGCAACTTTTTTTTCTTGACCTCGACCTTTAAAAACAATAGGAGTAAAAATTTCTCTTAATTGTTCTTCTTCTAAAACTTTTTTAGATGCTCTACCTATTTTAGACAAACTACCACCAACTACTAAATTTAAACGTCTTGTTGTGTCTTCTTCGTCTATACCTAGTATACCTGCTTGTTGATTATAGGGCAATCCTGTCATCCTATCAATACGCTCATCTGGTTCAGCTTTAGCGTCAGGTACATCTACAACACCGCCTTTTTCTTTAGATAACTTAGATGTATCAGTAGGGCTGTATCTTAATTTAGGCTTACTTAAAAAATCAATTTCCATTTGTTTGTAAGTTAAATTTTTATATTTTTCTATAGGCAACCTATCTAATTGTCTTTGATAAAAATTTGGTGCTTTTTCTCTTAAAGTCTTTATATTTTTTATATTTAATAGTTTTTCAAAGTCTTCATATGCTCTAGGAATATATTGACCTTTATCTAGTTTAGCATTAGCATTTAATTCTATACCATTAATTTCTTTAAAAAATTGATTTAATACATCAAAAACTATATCATCTCTTCCAAATTGTTTTTTTGCTCTATCCATAGTTTCACTAGAAATACCAATAGGCATAAATTTACCTCGCATTAATTGATTTGCTTCGTTACGCCCAATTCCTTTTGACTTTAATACACCTTTTATTGTTTCTGGTTTTAATATATTTTTACTTGCTTCTAAGTATCTATACATAGTTTGCATCGCAATAAATTTTTCTATATTTTGTTTTACAACTTCTTCAGCAAAATTTTCTTTAGTCTCAGCAAAATCAACTCTAGCTTTATTTGATTTTATATTTAAAGCGGCTTTGTATTGTCCTACTTTTGCTGACAAAGAATCTTCTGCATCAAATTGTATTGGATTTATACCTGTAAGCATTTCTAATACTGTAGAAGTTTTACTTCTAGTCTCACCTGTTCTTGGATTTTTAACTTCTGCAAAAGCATCGTATAATTTTGTTCCATCTAAAATAAAACCCGGAGCTATTGTTTCTGCACCATAATTAAATAAACCTGCAACAATATCATCAACAGTAATTTCACCTAATGTTTTATTAAAAATCTTTTTACCATTTGTTCCTCTACCTTGATCATTTAAATAAGCATATGTAACTTCTTGAATAAAATTACCCAACATAGCTTGATCAGTAGCAAACGACATGGATTCTGCAACAGATTTAACTGCCGCACCAAACAACTGTTTGTCTAAATCTTTACCCTCAAACTCACCTCTTTGTATTTCAGCTAGCGCATTTTGAGCAATACTAGGAAAAAAATCATACGGGTTTAAGAATGTTGGATTAATTGTAAAAGTCTGATCTCCTATTGTTATAGGTATTAAGTTATGTTTGTTAGCGTATTCTCTTTCTGATAAAACTTGTATAGCTTCATTTTCTTTATCACTATAGCCAGCCTTTTCGTAAGCAAAATGACTGCCGTATATAGCGCTACCATGTACAAGAGCTGTACCACTTAATCTTCTTATCCCTCTTTTTCTTAACACTTTATTACCAGAATTAATTTCTGAAAATGCAACCCTTAGTATATGATATTGTGTTCTTACAATTTCTGGAGTAAAAGCTATAAAGTTACCAAAAGGTAAATCAGCAAATGCTTTAAAACCCGGAGGAACTTTATCATAGTTTGGCATTGTGTCTTTTACTTTAGTAGCGGCTAACTCTCTTAGTTTTTCTATAGGCTCATTAGGATATGCTCTTTGTAGTACATCAAGTTCTTCAAAAAACGAATTAATTTTAAAAAAATCATCAGTTGCCATATACAATTTCTGTGGGAATCTTAACGCTTTTTCTGCTGCTTGACTAATACCTTTAGGTTTTCCAACCCATTTTATATCAGGAACTTTTTCAGTTGCAAATTTTATTAAACGATCAGAAAATTCTTCTTGCGTTAAATCATCAGTGCCTCTCATAAGACGCATAAATTCATTTGCTCTAACAGATGTATTTATGACTCCTAATTTTTGTAGTTGCTCGTAAGCAGCATTAAAATTTTCATTGCCTTTTTTTCCACTAATATTATTTTTAAGAATTCTATAACTTGTTTTACCATTTTTAAACGGGTTTATTCCATTGTTAATGCTCATAATATTACCACCAAGAGCATTTCTTAGTTGAGTAGTATGATCCCACACAGTTTTAAAAGATTGTGTTAACCCTTTAAGACTTCTCCACCCATTAACAAATCGGTTAGTGTTAAAAGCATTATTCATAAAAAAAGAATTTTCAACACCTTCTAGAACTATAGCAATCTCAGGAGTTGTCATTAAACCATCTAACCTACTATTAGTTCCTTGAATTTTTACTGAAAATATCTCATCATTAGGATTTTCTAATGGATCATAAAAATAACTTGGTTTTGTATATGTACCTCCATCTTTTACATATATTTCATCAGCAACTTTTAAAATTGCTTGCTTAGGTGGTAGAATTGTTGGAGGCTCATTTGATATAAACTTATTAATAGAGCCATCAGTATTTTTTACTTCAATACGATATCTACCATCCTCCGTTAATCCTTTATATTGACCAAGTTTATTTTCAGGGCCAAATGTTATAAATGTGTTTACTGGAGTATTTTTATTAAATGTTAACTCAAAATCCATAAGATCCATTGGAAGAGCATCTCTTGCTTCTTCAATAGCTTGATTATATTTTGCAGGATTAGTAGGAACTGAAGCTGCTAAATCAGCTAGCCTATTAAAATAATTATTAGTTTCTACAATCTGAGAAAGTCTACCTATCGTTGTTCTAATACTTAAAACAGGATCATCAATTACACCATACAAATCCATTATTTCTTTTGGAATATCTTTTCTGCCTTTTAACAAAGCCCTATTGTTTGATACCATTGTAGCAATCTGATCAATAACAGAACTGCCTTTTATTGCATCTGGATCAATTAATTCTTTTATTTTTAGTCTTGCGTAATTACCAGCTTTGTCTAACTCTGTTTTTGGAGCAGTATTTTCCCAATCATCTCCATATTTTCTACCATCAGTATTGAGAAATTGTCTTTTAAAAAAATCTTCAGCTTTTTTTACAACAGTAGGGGCTGGTTTAAAATTAGGATCTTGAAATATTTTATAAGAACGAGTAAGATAAATACCCATATTTTCAGAAATAGCTTTTCTTACTTCTTCACTACCAATATTACTATCAAGAATAACTTGTGATAATTCATCAATACTAGAACGAGCCTCTAATATTTCTCCAACAATTGCATCTGGTAATTCAAATTTGTCTTGTAGATATTTAAGTTTTTTATCATCTGGTATTTCGTTTAAATTTTCTTGAAGTGCTTCCGAAACTTTTTTAGTAATACTATCTCCATAATTTTGAATTTTTTCTAAATTTTCTTTATGTATTTTTCTATTCCAATTAGAAGACGGTAACGTAGATGAAAAATTATCTATAGTTTCATTCATAAAAGTTTGTAATCTAGAAGCTATTCTTTCTGCTTTTGATAAAGCCGCACGTTGATTAGCAATTTTTTTTCGTTTGATAATATCAGCTTTTTCAGATAAATAACCTCTTGCTCTTAAATATCTTTTAAACCTTCTGTAGCCCATAGGTTTTAAAATACCTTCAATAAAGTTTTCGTTTCTGTTGGTAGCTTGTTTAATCATTTCTACTCTACCTTCAGCGTCTTGCATACCTATATCACGAACCTTACTAATTTCTGACTCTTTACCTTGGATATCTTTTCTTATTTCTTGATCTCTTGCAGAAATTAAACTTCTTTCTGCAACTTCATCAAATTCTTTGTCATTAAGGTCTTCTAATTTTTTACCAAAAAATTTTTCAGTTTTTTCTTGAATATTCTTAACTACAAAACCAGCACTTTGAAAAGCTTTAATTGCACCATAAAAAGCAAAAGAACCTGTTAAAAACATTTTAGCTCTTTGTAAAGCAGCAGAATCTTCAGTATCAGCAGCTAAAAAATTTGTAATAGGATTATCTAATGCCATGCTAAGAACTTTACCAGCACCCTCAGAATCTTCAAAAGAATCTCCAAAATCTCTTATTAAATTTGCTAGATTATATGACGGATCAAAAACAGTTTGCTCTGCTACTTGTTCAGCTACTAAAAGTTTAGGTATTTTTTTTAAATTTGGAGCTATCCTACTTAAACCATCATAAGCAAGCTTACCAGTAACAATTGCTGCTGGAAGTTCAACACCTAATATACCAGCTAATGTTTCAGGGTGTCTAGGTCTATTTTTTTCATAATCAAAAATTAATTTTTTTGCTTCGTGTTCAGAGCCAGTAAGATCTCCTAGTGGTGGAAAACCAAATGGCCTAGCATTGTTAACATAAAATCTTAAAGCTCCATCTTGTACTTTATTACCTAAGTTTGCAGCATTGTTGACATATTTTTCTGGAGCAAAACTTTCTAGAGCTTCCATAAATGTGTCTGCAAAAAATCTAGGCACTCCAGTTGTCACGGTATAACCAGTTCGATATATATCTTGTGCTAAACCAAAATTTTTAGGAACAATAAAATCTACAATTTCTCCAGCAATCTTTTCAGATTTACTCACCTCTCTTTTTTCTGGTGGCTCATCTACATCTGGTATTAAACTACCACGATCTTGTATTTCATTTAACAAAGCATCGTCTGTTTCAAATTGAGGATTTAAAAATTTATTTGCTTGTGTCATTTTACGAATCTACTTTTAGTAGTTTTAATCTCTCAGTTAATTCTTTTAGTTTTGGAGCCTCAAAGCTTACGTTATCGTATAAATTAAGTTGCTCAACTATATTTTCTAAGCCCTCTAAATCGGCTGCTATTGATCTTGTTAGAGTTCTTTTTGTTTGAAAATGAGAAGCAAGGTCTACAATATAATCAGTTACTGAACCTACTGGAAATCCCATTTCTGAAGTATATTTTTTTGACAACAGTTTAGCTGCGTTTTCATTAACTTTACCATTTACAATAAGACCTTCTTTTACATCAGTTCCTTTTTCATTTAAAAAATCTTTGAGTTCTACGTTGATACCTGTTGAGCTTTCTAATCTAGGAACAAAACTACTAAATACTGCTAAATCATCACCAATTTCTGATTCCTTAATCATTTGTGATTTTACAATATTTCTAAAATCTGCTGTTCGTTGCCACCCTTCTGTTGTAAATTGATTATAATCACTAGCAGCAAGGTTGTATGCAGTTGAAATAAACCATCTACGTTGAGCTAAAGTTAAAGTAAGCGAATCAGGTCGTATAGCATCTCCTGTGCCTTTGTCTATAAAAAAACTTCTTTTTTTAGGATCAGTTATGTTTATACCTTGTTCTACCTGTTTTAAAATTTCGTTTAAACCTCTTTGATTTGTTATTTTGTTTACAATAGTTAAGGCATTAGACGATGAGTCTTCTTGAAGAGAAGTTGCATACTGATCTGCACTATTTTCATCAAATGTAAACATAGGTATAACTTCTGGTCGTTCACCTGTTGTTATTTTTCCAGACGGATCTGAATATTCTGTAGTCACTTGTTTAATCATTTTAAGATTTTTTCCAGAACCTACTGTTTTAAACTCAGTTTTTTTATCAAGAGTAGTTGATAAACTTTTTGCGTGAGCAAGACCATCAAGATCTTTTATATGCTTAAGCGCTGCATTTGTTATATACTCAGGACTAGCATATTCTCTTTGTGCTTCTAGTGCTTCTACTAATTCTTTTTTAATTAAAGGATGATTTTTTAAAGTATTTATAGCACCTTGAGCTTCATCTTCAGGTGTCATACCTTTACCAAAAAGATTTAAAAGACTTTTTGGATATGCTTTAACTCCATTTATAAATGAATTACTTTGACTACCACCGTGCATTTTTACTAGCGCTTCTAGTAAATTTTCATCTTTTTTTATTTCTGGAATACCTCCAAGATCACTTAATTCGTTTAAATAATTTTGCCGATGTTGCATTAAACCATCTATAAGAGAAGGAGTTTTCCCATTGTTAGTAAAAAAAGCAAATTGTCTTGCACCATTTCTAAGTCTTTCGTCTTTAAATTTAGCAATATCAAAAGTTTTACCTTGGGATATTGCATCATTTCTTATTTTATTTATATAAATATCTTTAACTTGTGGTTCATTAGCTAAATATATAGCTTCTCTTTCACTTTTTCCATCTCTAAGATGTTTTTGAATTGCTAATTCCATTGGATTATTATTAAGCCTATCAAAAGCTTTTTGCATATTTCTAACATCTTGATTGGATCGAATAAATGTATTGGCTTTTCTTAATCTTGCTTGTTGAGGTAAATTAAGAAAACCTTTTACTCCATCACTAACTTGCTTACCAATACCTTTACCTGCTTGTTGAGCAGCGCCAGCTACAAAATAAGTAGCAAAAGTTTCTGGAGCATTTTTAAATGTCCTTTTTAAAAATCCATCTTTGTCATCATCATCGACTATGTCAGGAGCTTCTTCTACAAAGTCTGAAAGTAATCCCATTAGCTATCTCCTTGCGGTTCCATTAAAGATCGTGGTTCCATTAAAGATGGTAAGTTATCTAATTTTTCTTGTAACGATCCTTCTTCATCATCTTTTGGATCAGTTATTGTTTGAAGTTTTTCTCTTAACATATTTTTAACTCCATAAGCATCATCAGATTCATACCAATCATCATCATTTTCATCGTCATCTGGATCATCTACAATTTCTGCTCTAATACCTTCTTTCTCTGCTAGTCCTAATAAAATATAAGCTAAAGGCTCTGCTAGCAGTAACATCATGTTAGGGTTTATTTTACCAGATTTAAAAGCATCCATAACAAACAATTGAACTAAATCCATTACTGGAGTGCCTTCTCGAAGCACTTCCATAATTGCATCATATTTTTCTTCTTGTAAAAAAGCATCTAGAAAAAACTCTAAGGCTTCTGTTTTAGAAACAAACTCTGGAGGTCTTTCATACGGTTGTCTAATCTCAGGATTATTTGTAAGAGACTGACCCGGAATTGGAGCCATTCTTTTTAATGCAAATTCTCTTCTTTCTTGTTCACTAATATCCATAGTTTTTCCTTTATGTTATGTGTACATCACACTAGCTCCGGGATAACCTCCTCCGAAAGTTTGCCCACTTCTTGCATCAAGTTGTAATAAATCAAGACCAGCACCTACCTCTAAAGGCATTGTATTTTCTCCGTATCTTTGTTGAGAAAGAGTCTCTAAATCTATACCTGTATCACTAATGTTAGAGCGTTGTGTTGACAATAATAAAATATCAGGGTTCATTCGATAAGCAGTATTAAGTCCAGAAAAAGATACTTGTCTATCTTGTGCATCACCTAATAAAGAAGACGATAAATTTTGAGCTAAGTATCCTTGAACTGTTGATTCTGTGTCAGGTAAAGCTCTTATCATTTTTTCTTTTAACCCTATAGTTTGAACATTTTCAGCAGTTGCAAGAGCTGTTGTGCCTGCAAAAGGTGTTTCAGTTTCAAACTGTGTTAAGTCTACTGAGCTTTTAACTGGTTCAGCACCGTATGGAGGAGGCCCTGTAGTATCTATAACCTCTTGAACTGGCGCTTGTGGTTTAAGTCCAGATCTTTGTGCGTCTAATGCTCTCCCTGTTTGTTGTGGAGGTGCAGTTTTTATTATATTACCATCTGGAGTTGTTAATGTTCCTCCTTGAGTTTCTAATAAACTTTTTTGTGTGTCTAAATCACTTGAAAGGTTTTGATCAAAAAAGTATTCTTTATTATTAGGCGTTACTACCTTACTTATCTCAGGAGCCTGAAATGGATTAGCTTGTTTACCTACTCTAGCAATACTATCAGGAATACTTGCTGCGGCTTCCGCTGCTTTAGCGCCAGCATTACTCCAAACTTCTCCATATGATTGTCCTAATTCTTTTAATGTCGTAGGGCCTTTAGGCATTGCACTTTTAAAAAAAGGAGTTTTATTTCTTATATAATTTAAACTACTACCTACAGAATTTATTACTCCATCTGTTATAGATCCTAAAGTTGCATCATAAGCTTTTTTAGCTAAACCAGAAGCTTCTCTTACAGTATTTACAGCTTTTAAAACTGTGCTGGCTGCAGCAGCTTTTGCACCAGTTGAAGTTGCAGCTACGGTAGTTAGCTTACCTAATGCTCCCGAAGCTATCTTTCCTATTGCTGAAAAGGCTAAATTTGAAATACCTCCACTAATCATCATCATTCCTATTTGCCCAAAGATACCTAAACTATTCATAAATTTACCGAGTTTCTTCCAACCCTTTTTTATAAATTTACCTATAGCCTTAAAAGGTTTTGCTACTGTTTTAAATATCTTTTTAAAAATACCCATACTATTTCTCCAATTAAAATCCTAATAAACTTTCTAATCTATTAATTAATGCAAATACACTAGATGGTCTTCGCTTACTTGTTAAAAGCTCCCCGTTACCTAAAATAGAAGATAAAATTGTCATTGCTCTTTCTTTTTCTGTAAGGTCTTCTTGATGTTCAAATGCTGCGGCATCTCTCATTTGTTGCCAAAAAAAGTTTTGTTCTGCTTGGCTCATATTATATGTCATTTGAGCTGCTAATTTATTTGCTTCATTTTGTGCGGCAGTATCTATAGTATTAGCTTTTCTTTCCCAATCAGCATTTGCTTGCTCTACAAGTTGTTCATTTTGTGCGTTAAATTTATCCACATCGTCTTGTCTTTGTGCATCTGCTAATTCAACATTAGTTTTTAATTGTGCATCAAATTTATCAGCTTCTAAATCATTACCAGCGTTAACTTGTTCTATTCGATTTTCTTCAGTCGTATTAAATTGTGCCATAGCATTTAATTGTGCTGCATTAAAGTTTTCTATTTGTACAGCAAGACTTTCCATAAACTGTTGAGTTTGATTTTCAGACGTAGCATTAAATTGTCTGGCTGCATTTTCAAAAGATTGATCTGATAATAATCTTTGTTGTGCAAGTTGTTGATCCATAATAAGAGCTTGTTGAGTGTTAGATAAATTAGCCATGTCCATTTGTAAAAAGTTTTGGGCGTTAGTAATAGCAAGCTTTGTTCTTTGATCTGCTGCAGCTAAATCCATAGATGCTAATGTAGTTGCATTTTGTATTGCAGATTGTTGCTCTGCATTAAAACTAGCCATTGTCATAGACTGCATAAATTTACTATTTGCTAACTCTACTTGTTGCTCAGTTGTAAATTTAGTCATATCTACATTAGCAACCATTGAAGCATTTTGTATAGCTCTTTGTTGATCAACATTTAATTGAGCTATCCCCATTTCTTGAGCTAACTTAGATTGTAACAAATTAGTTTGCATTTGAGCATTTAAGTTAGCTAATTCAGTTTGTTGGGCTGCACTAAGATTTTCTGACCCAGCTTGATTAAGAGCTGTTAAGTTTGCTAATCTCATTTGTTGATCGTTTGATAAATTAGCTAGCTCCATTTGTTGTTTAAATGCAGCATTCTTACTTAAAAAATCAGCAGCTAATTGCCTGTCCTGTAATAAAGCTTGTTGCTCACTTGATAAATTTTGTGAGGCTCTTTGTTGTAACGCAGTAGCATTGCTTTGAGCAATTGGTATAGTGCTTTGTATAATTGCATTAAATAAAGCTTCTCTACCAATAGTAGATGCTTCTAAGCCTCTTTCCGCTAATCTTTGTTCAACACCAGCTACCGCAGCTCTAGCCCACGTAGGTATCTTACCATCTTCCATTCCTGCTAAAAGAGATTCCATTTGAGAAGATACTAAAGCAGCTTTTGGTAATGATGCAACTGCACCTAACGCATCTTGAGGAACACCATCAATATCAGTTGCAAGTTGTCCAACATCTTCTAAAATACTATCTGCTATCTCTTTAGTAATACCATATTCAGAAACTAAACGATCTGAAGCAGCTTTTTTAGCTTCCTCTCCTTGAAGAACTCTGTTTTTTGATGACCCAAAGTTAAACTCATTTATTATTTCAGCTTCTTCTCCAGAAGGTGCTGGCATACCTACCACAGCTTCACGTTCATTTTTTTCTGCAGCACTTGTCTGTACAACATCAACAGTTTTACCAGTAACTTCTTTAACAAAAGCATCATCAGAAATTTTAAATTCTGAAGTTTTTGCTAAAGCGGCTTCTTCTTGTTGTGCATCTCTAACAGCAGTTTCAACTTTATTAGCCTCTGTAAATTCAGGAGCTTCTGCTACTGCTTCTCTTGTTACTTGACCTTCAGCAGCTTTTGTAGTTTCTAAATCTCCAGCTTTTGCAGCCTCCATTTTAGCAGCCTCTAAAGACTCTCTATCGTCAATTTGTGCTACATCTTCTACCTGAGCTGCATCTATTTTATCAACAGTTACCTTATCAGGAGCAGTAAGTTTTTCACGATCTTCTATTCTAGATTTACTAGCATCTTGTTTAATATCTTTATCTAATAGTTCAGTTCTAATTTCAATACCTTCTGAAGCATCTCCTGTTAACTTTTCACCCTTTCCAAAACCAGTTGTAGTTTTGGCTACGGTAAATTTAGGTTCTTCTGCTACTGTGTTTTCTGTAGTAGCAGTATCTGTAACAGTATCTGTAGTGGTATTTGCAGTAGTATCTGTAGTGGTATTTGCAGTAGTATCTGTAGTGGTATCTGTAGCAGTATCTGTAGCAGTATCTGTAGTAGTAGTAGTTGCAGCTTTAGCTGCTTCTGCAGCTCTTCGTTTTGCTTCAGCTATATATGGCGTAGGGTCTAGTCCTATTGAAAAAGGCCGACCATTAATTAAAATTCCACTAAGATCCGTAGGTTCAGATCCATAAGGCGAAGATACACTTTGAGTTGCCGCAGTACCGCCTTCTTGAAACTTATGACGATTAGCAAGCCCACCTTTACGCAGGTCTAGCCTTCGCTTTACTGCTCTTTTTCTTGCCATTATACTGTCTCGTTATCGTTTAAATAAATATTTGTGTTAGCACCACCAGCAATCTTTTGATTCTCTGGTAAATAAATATCGTTAGCTCCTCCAGCAACGCCAGCAGGATCTGGATTTATAACATCGTTAGCTCCTCCACCTGTACCCTGAGCATCTTGTAGGTAGATGTTTGTATTAACTCCTCCAGAAAGTTTTGGATTTTCTGGTAAGTAAATATCATTTGCACCACCTGTAAGTTTTCCGGGGCCATGAGGGGGATTTAAATATGATTGATTTGTTGGTTGAGTCTTAGCCATTATTTTTTCTCCTTACGTTTTCTTCGTATTGCTTCTTTACCTCTTTTAGCTATAGCTGCTTGTTCTGTTTTACCTGCAACTTTAGCTCGTTGTTCTAATACTGTTAAGATTTGAATCTTTCTCGCAAAAGGTTTATTAATTCTTTTAACTTTTGCCACAGTTGCTCTAGCATCTTTTGGAGTCGCAAACTTAATTGAGACAGTGTCTTTTGGATTTTCATCTGTGTATAGCCTCCTTCCGCTACCTTTAGGTTTCTTTCCAGTGCCTACTTTAGGGTCTTTCTTTTTTCTAGTCATGTGGTTCTCAACAATAAAGTTACGATTAAACCACCCATACCCGTTAATAAAATAATTCCTAGTTTAGTTAATAGTGAATTTAAATTACTAATGTTTTCTTCTATAGCTTCTAATCTGTTAAATATTGTTTTAGTTCTTTCTTCACATTGAACTTCATGTGCTTCTATTCTAGCGTTTAGTTCACATATGTTTAACAATAAAGTTTCTTGAGATTGCTCTAGTTTCATTTAAGTTTCATCTTTTTCAGTGCAGTCTTCAAAACAAATATATTTACCGTTTGTTGAAGCAATAGTAAGTTCTCCTGCATCAACTAATTGCATAACTTTTATGTAGTCAGAGTTTTTATCAACTAAAGGAATTGTTACGTTATAACCGTTTTTCTTTCCAACTATACAAGTTGAAAATTGATTCGGTAAATGTTCAGTTTTTACATATCTTAATTCTGAATATGACATATTAGACTCCTAATTCTGCTGAAAATTGTATGAAACCACTAGTGTCTAAATATGCAAAAAATTGAGATCCACCATTTAAACCACTAGGTGTATTGAACGCTGAGTTAGTTGAATAGCTGTAGTTTCCCCCTATAGTAGTTACATTTTCATCAGTTGTTCTTGCAGTATATGTAGATGAAGTAACTGCCGAAGAACTTTTACCCAGAATCCTTAAATTCTCAAATGTTTGAGTTGGGCCTATTCTCATAGGGGTAACTAAAGGGACTCTAAATCTAGCTGATGTTGTGTAAGCGTGTCCGACTGAAGTAAAAATTGCTGAAGTTCCTATTCCTGCGGCATCTACATTATATCCTTGAAAATATCTTTGACACCTTTGTAAGTGGTCTGTATAGCTCTCAAACACAAAATCAGAAGCTTCGTCACCTTTTTCTAATTGTACTTGTCCAATATGTAATTTATCTTGAGAACCATCATCTGCTGCTGTAGTACCAGTAACATTTGACCATATAAAAACAGCTACATTTTTTGCTCCTGATGTATCTATAGTTGCTGTTACTGAGTATTTAGCAAAAGATGTAGTAACATTTAAATCAGCAGGTGTATTTTCATACGTCATATTAGATACTAAAGTTGGGTTTGTTCCTTCAGATTCCCAAGCACTTACAATATCTTTAGTCGGGGCATCTTCATTGCCATCCCAAGCTATAATAGCTGCACGAACATCGTCAAGGTCTGAGGTAGCTTTTGCCTGAAAACTTAATGTTACTTCTTGCCCTATAATAGATTCACAGTTTACATTCTCAATAAATTGCACTACTCCAAATTTTTTATTAGCTGTTTCTACTTCTAGCTCCATAGCTTTTTTTGAACCTGTTGGAGCATCACTTTCTGTAGCTTTAACATCTACAATATCATCGCCATCACTGAGTAAAACCCATTGATCTAAAGTATAGCTTCCATCATCGTTTTGAGTGCCAAGTGTTGTTGCAGTTATAGCGTTGCTTCTTTGATGAACGCTAAACTCTGGGTTATTTATATAATTACGTACATTACCAGTAGTTCCGATGTAAGTTTTTATTCTAGATAATGCAGCTTTTCGATTAGTACCTCCTGCACCATCATCAACTATTATTAAATCCGCATCAGTTAAATCTGCACTAATATCTGTGCCACCGTCAATATCTAAATCTGCTAATGGTATGCTTCCATCAGGGAACACTGGGTTTTGTGAAAATGTAACAACACCATTTGAAGCAATAGCAATAGCATCAGTATCACTTGCAGAACCTATGTTACCACCGTCAGCGATAACTAATCCTGCGCCAGATGTTATAACAGCTCCTGAAGTAATAGCATTATTAAAAGTAGCTGCACCTGCTTCACTTCCATCAATAGTTAAAAAAGTAGTATCAGAATTATTATCTGTACCTTTAAAAATAATATTTGTATCATTACCTTGTGCGTCTATTGTAATATTACCTGAGCTAGTAGCAAGAAGTACAGCATCATCTCCCGTTGCTACATCATCAAGTGCTACACTTGGCGCAGCAAAAGATAAATCTGTTCCATCTGATTTTAAAAATGTTCCATTACTTCCAGCACTAAGTACAGATGGGTCTCCATTAGAATCACCAACAATTATTTTACCTCTTGCTATACCTGCAAGTTTTGCAAGTGTTACAGCATTGTCTTGTATGTCTGCGGTAGCCACTGTATCATCAGGAAGTACAGGTACTTGACTAAAAGTCACTACACCATTAGATGCTATCGCTATAGCATCGGTATCAGAAGCACTTCCTATATTACCGCCATCAGCAATTACTAAACCTGCACCAGATGTTATAACCGCACCAGATGTTACTGCGTCATTAAAAGTTGCAGCACCTGCTGCTGACATATCAAGTGTTAATGCAGTAATTCCAGAACCTCCATCATTACCCTGAAATATCATATCTTTATCAGACACCAATGATTTAATAGTTAAATTGTCACTGTCCATTGATACATGACCAACATTAGTGCTACCATCTTTAAATATTACTTCATCACCGCCTGCATCTAATACGATATCAGTTGTTGCATCAAGCGTAATAGTAGAACCTGAATCTATTTCAGCAATCACTGGAGTTGTTAAAGTTTTGTTAGTTAATGTTTGAGTAGCTGCGATACCTGTTAAAGTATCTGTTGTAGCAGGAAGTGTTAAAGTAACATTTCCAGAAAAATCAGAGTGTGCTGGTGCTTGTATTGCTGCGTAGTGAGCATTAGATGATTCACAATATAATCTTACCGCAGACTGTGAACCACCATTTTTTAAATCTATAACGCCTGTTTCAATACCTACATTACCATCAATTACAACTTGACCAGTACCTTTTGGAGTTAATTTTAAACTAATATTTGTATCATCACCAGTTGCGGATATTTCTGGTGCGTTACCTGTTGCTGCATTTGTTACATCAATTTGATTTACGGCAGAGCTTGTAGTTTGAAAAATAATTTGCTCATTACCATTTTCATCGCCAATAAAATGTGCATCATCAATTAAAATATTATGTGAGTTTGTATCTAGATTAGCTCCAAGTTGCGGAGAAGTATCTTCTACAACATTTGATATTGCACTTGATGTTGCTAAACCTGATACAATAGCAGACCTTGCAATTTTCTTCAGACCACCACCAGAAGTATCAATAGCTAAAAATACATCATCATTTGCTACTGTAGATATTTCTGATAGTGAGGTAACTGCTGTAGGATTAAAATTTGTACCATCAGCAATCAATAACATTCCAGAAGTATTTGTACCCATTGTTAGGTCATCTCCTGTAATTGTTAAATCTCCTGCGATTGCAACATTTTGACTTGCATCAATTGTCATGGCTGTTGTACCACCTGTTGCTATTGTAATAACATCTGAACCACTAAAGGTTATAGAAGTATTTGTATCACCATCTCCTGCGATACTATCCAGTTGTACTGCACCAACATTACTTAGTGCTGCATCGCCAAAATCTACAGCTCCAGCAACTGTAAGAGTTCCTGAAACTTCTACGTTAGCGTTAATATCTACAAGAGTAGCATTAAGTTCTATTTCATCGGTAGCATTAATATCTAGTACGGTTGCTGAAGGTGCTGTGATATTTTGACTAGCATCATTAAACTGTAGTTGACTTGTACCACTAAGTAATAGTCCTGTATCTGCTACGTGTGTTAATGTAACATCATCATCATCACCAAAACTTATGACTGCACCATCTGCAAGAAAAAGATCACTAAATTCTAAAGAGCTTGTACCTAGCGCTGCTCCGTCTGAAGCATCAGGTACAAAAGCAGTTGTAGCTGTTATGGTAGTACCCTCAATAGTTCCAGAGGATGTTAAGGTTGTAAAAGCTCCAGTACTTGCTGAGTTTGCACCTATCGTAGCGCCATCTACTGAACCACCGTTAATGTCAGCAGTATCAGCTACAAGCGCATCTGTTGTTACTGTGCCATCAAAGAAAGCATCTTTAAACTCTACTGAGCTTGTTCCTAAATCTATGTCGTTGTCTGTTACTGGTACGATTGCACCATCTTGGATTCGTATTTGTTCTACTGCGCTTGATGATACCTGTACAAAAATACCAAAGCGATTATTTGTGCTATCGGTTACTATTTTATTTAAAAAATCTTGATCACCTATTTGTGGAATGTTACCACCCTCTCCAGCAGTTCCATCATGTTTATGTCCTGTGGTTCCTGATGAAGCGTAAGAAAATGCAGATAAAAGCTGATTGTATTCATCGTTAAATAATGCAGCAGTAATTGTATCTCCATCTGAAATTGTGCTTTGTCTTGTGTACGCTACCATTTAAACTATCTCCTATTTATTGGCGTGTAATCTATGTACAATCCATTAAGTGCATACGGAGGATTTGTATCTGTTGACCGTATTCTAAAACTTGTTGTGTTACCTGTTCCTTGTACTGTCTGACGTATCATCGGATCTTGCGTTCCTCCAAACTCTGCTGTGCCAAATACTGCGGAACCAAATACTGCTGGTATTCTTACATTAGTAATTGTATAATCACTTGGTTGTGGTACGTTAGTATCTTCGTAGTCGTATCGAACTCTTAAAGTTGGTTGACACGTTCCTTCAGGTGATATAGATATTTTTACGTAATTCATAGTTTTACGTGTTCCGTAATCTCCAAAGTCAAAGTCTGGAGATTGATAGGTTGCTTCTATACTGACTGTTGACCCATCATGTACAAATGAATTTCCTGTGTCATGCACATAAATATAGCCATCATTATCACCATGATAAATTTGCTCATTGTTATCTGTGTCAAAACCAGAAGTGATAGCTCTTGCTTGTATACCTTTTGTTTCTGACCATTCAAATCCTTTATCTCTTATCGTACCTATAATACCTTTTGAGTTAGATGGAGACTGAGCAAGTGTTGTATAAAATATTCTATATTGTGATTTATTACGAAGCACTACACTTGTAAAAATATTATTTGCCATATTTGAAACAATATCACGTATTAAAGGTTGTATTGCTCTACTTACAGAGCTTAATTCAACGTCACCTATACGCACTGTTCCTGCAAGAGTTCTAATTCCGTCAGGACTTAAAAATACTAAGTCACCACCTATTTCTTGTATACTACCGTTAGCTAAACACCCTACGTTTTTTGTTACAGGTACAACAGCAATTGTTGAACTGTTATTAATGTTTTCTAATCTGTGTATACTATTTAAACAAAATATTATTAAGTCATCACGAAAAGATCGAAGTCCTACAATCTTATCTTCTATTACAATACTACCCGAACCTGTTGAACTAAAATCATCAACGTCATTTGTGCCAGAAAACGATAATTGATTAGGATTATCAGGATCTCCTGCAACCACAAAATGTTTATCATGTATTACTCCAACCTTTGCCGTAGCGCTTCCTGATATAGTTATGTCTTTAACAAAAAATGTTCTATTACCTACTGCCCCTGTTCCTGTTATTTTTATAAATAAAGGCTTGTTACTACCACCTTCATCTGTAATTAAAAGCTCACCATGTTCTGTTGCACCCTCGTACAATGCAAAATTTACTTGTCCTTGATTTGTTCTTGTTGCTGTAGAGCGACCTGAAAACGTACTAAAGTTATCTCCACTTGCAGATACACTACTACGATTCATAAGCAACCAAGATGTACCATCAGTTGAAAAATAAATGTTTGTTCCGCTTGCAGCTATTACCCCACCTGCATAAATAAAAAGACCTAGAATAGCGTTAGTGCTATTAGGTCTTGCTGCACTTGCACCACCAAAAGCTGAAAAGCCATTAACTCGTCTATACCCACCATCTATATCAACTTCAAAGTTTTCAAGCTCACGAGCAAAGCCGGGCTGAGATAATAACTGAAACTGATTAACATTCGTATTTAGTCCACCAGTTAAAGGTATAGCGTATGGTTGTGATTGTGGCATTATACAAACCTTATTCTATCGTCTTTTACGTAGTTTGGTGTAGGCTCCATTAAATGATATTTCATTGTTTTAAGCCCACGTTTATAATCTTCTAATGCAAAAGCAGAAGCTTGCGGATTATCTTTAAATTGGTGCATATAATATCTTGCACGATTAATAAGCACTGGTACATACAAGTCTGGAAAAACTATGGTGTCTCCATGTGCTGATAGTTCTGTTGGTAAATTATAAGCATAAAAATAAATACGATAAACTTTATCAGGTATTGGAGACAATCCAAATTTTCTATTGTCTGGACTTTTTATAACTCTATCAGGAGTTCCTCCATTAGCTTGATCAGCATCATCTCTATTTTGTGCAAGTCTAAAATAATCTTTCCATTCTTCAATTGTGGTAAAACGCAAGTTACGTATTGTATGCGGAGCAGTTTCTCCACTTACACCTACAGTAGTTAAAAGAAAGTTATCCCAATCTATATAACTAAAATCATCTACAATACTACTTGAAGATTCTTTGAGTTCATACCAACGTGTACCTGCTACTGTTTCTACAAATGTATTTCCATATAAAGGATCAGTAGAACCTGATTCACCAGCAGCTAAAAAAGGCCACTGTGGTTCCTCGTTAACCATGTCAAGGTATGCACGATTAACTAAGTCTTTAATGTGACTTTGAACACCTACAGATGACGAAAAGTTTGAGGAAGTTAACTCTACTTCGTTAAACTCCCTCAACAGTTCGTTAGTTAATTGAAGATATGTAGTTGCCATTAGAGAGCAGTTTTCATACGTTGTTCAAAACTATATTTAGATCCCTGAGCTTTTCCAGCATTGTAGAATTTATTTTCTAATTCGTAAATACTAGAATACTGTTCTATACCTTCTTTTACCTGTTTTTGTTCTTCAGGTTTAGGTTGTTCTGGCATTGGCATTATCAACATCTAAGTACCCTCTATTTTATTTTAATTTGTTGTGGTTGTTGTTCCTTTGGAATTTTAATTCCTAATGAAACTGTTAATAGTCCATCTGTAAAATCAGCATTTTCTATTGCAACGTGTTCTGCTAATGCAAAATTATGTGCAAAAGATTTACCACTAATTCCTCGATGTAGGTAATAACTATCTTTATCAGAAGTTTGTTTTTTACCTTTAATAGTTAGCATAGCATCAGTTTTGGTATGGACAACTTCAATGTCATCTTTATTCCAACCTGCTAAAGCAATCTCTATTTTATATTCATTTTCTTTAACTTTAATTAAATTATATGGAGGATAGGCACTTCGACTATTGCCATGTATAAACATATCTTGTAGTCTGTCAAATCCTACTAAAAAATTATTAAAGTCATTCATTGCTAATTGATTCATATCATACTCCTTCCCTTTCGGTAAATTGTTAGACCCTTGCGGTATCTAGTTAGTCACATAAACAAGTTACACATGGTCGTTCTTGTGTATCTTCTTTATCCTTACGAAAAATACGATCATAGTTTTCGTCATACTTTTTTTTGTCAAACCCCTTACGGTAACGACTTTCTTTACTGACAGTCGTTCCTGTGTGCATGACAATTGGTTTTTCTTCTGATCCTAATTGTGGCATAAAGTCTCCTTATTTATCTTCCCATTTAATGCCTCTATAAACTCCTGAAGACGAAACATTATTTTCTTTATTATCTTTATTGTATTTAACACCTCGATAAATAAATTTGTTTCCATTCTTTTCGGATTT